TGTGGGAGATAAACTGATTGATTTTTAAAACGTGCTGTCCACATATCTAACGATAGTGTTCTGTCTGTATTAACCTTCTGTCCATCAACTTTAAACCATTCCCCTTCCTTTGGTTGTGTCACACCTGAATAGTAACAGATAAGAACACGACCTGGATACTTATCCGCAAACTCCTGAGATTTACGAGTCTCTGGCATAGCATCTACCACCGCCTTTTTAATATCAAACGTATTCATAAGTTCGTCTAACTGTTCAAAGTCTTTTACTGTTCCTATATACAACACACGTTCTATATCTTGGATAACAACATGTAAAACACGCCCCACATCTATTCCCATAAATGTTGGTTTTCCAGTTGGCTTTAACTCGTAACTGCGTCTACACGATTGCAATATCTCTTCGGTAATACGCCCACCCTTGGGTTCATAGGGTAATCCTAAGTCCTGGTTATAGAACTGTTGTATTTCTGACTCAGAAGCCTTCTTACTCGCTTCTACGACCTTTTTAAAGTCAGTTCGGGGTGAATATAGCTTTGAGACAAAATATCCTCGCTTATCGTGGTGTGGAGACTTTGGAACCCATTCAGATTCACATAACCATGGCACTATCTCCCTTCTGCATTTTTTACACACTAATTGAGCATTTTCACACTGAAGCTCTGTCTTCATCGTGTACTCAACATTCTCAAAAAAATCTAACTCTTGCCACTCGTTACAGTGTGTACACTTAACATGATAGTGATGTTGGTCTGTAAGAATAAAACTCTTATGGATACCAAAATTAGGAATAGTTGGCGTAGAAGCCCACCGCTCCCATTTCCAACTAGAGTGCTCAAGACGCTTAGTAAAATACGGCACATTCTCTTGAGGCATTCGGTCAAGCTCATCAATAAACATAATATCTCCTGCAACAGAAGTAATTTGAGTTGTTTGGTTTGCACCACGAAAATATACAAACCCCTTTGAAAGACGCTTAAGCCCAACCTTATCTGCTGTTTTTCCTAAAATCCCTTTTGAATTTCTTAAAACACCCCGAAGGTGTGAACTATTATTTATAGGGTCATCTATACGCTCCTGAACAAGGTCTGAAATAGTACCGCTTGTGGGAAAGAAATAAATTGAGTTTACATTAAACTGGTCTGGAAGATATACTGCTTCGGTAAGCATTCGTTCAGTTGCCCCTGTTTGAGCAGACTTCATAAACTCTATATGTGGATGTTGGTCACGGTAAATCTGTACAAGATATTTATGCTCATCAAAATCAAGCCTCTCTCCCCTACTAGTCCAGTTATCCTGTACCCATTCGTGATACCCCCCTATACCCATTTGCGACCACCTATGCTTCTTCCCGTCTAGCAATATCTTTTCCAGTGCTAAGGTATGCTCCGATGCGCTTAGAAGTCTCTGCGATTTGTTCTGGTGCGAAATCATCTTCTGTTAAATTAAGTGCTTTCATAACTAACGTACTATGGTCACTCTCTGAAATAACCTCTTGTCTAGCGACAGTTGTAGGTAATCCCTTCATAGTGCGTTGTATCTTCCACATTTCTACAAAGTCTCGTACTGAAATCTTTGCTTTTCTAATAGTAAACATTGGCTTTCCTTCTGCATCTAATGCAGGGGTACCATCTTCACGTAGTACAGGTATCTTTTCACCCTGTACCTGCTTTGCTAAAACTCGGACAACATTTGTACTAAGGGCAAATACCTCTTCATCAGAAAGAGAAAATTTATCTTCCAGGTCTTTCTGTCGTCTTTCATTCATAGCAAGGACAAATTCTGCATACGGTTGTGCAAGTTTCCCTTGATGCGAAAACCAAACAGCAAGTGTTCCTTCTGTTGCCTTAACTTCTTTAGCTATATCTGCATATGAATAACCAAGATATTTAAGCTCCATCGCTCGTCTCTCAGTATATTCAAGCTCATTCATATTCATAATTACATATTACCACCTTTTTTTAGATTTTACACAAGAGTTTAATGAGAATTAATTATTTCAAATCCCACTTAAAAAATCTATTCAGATTCTTTGTCTTTATGCATACTGAGATAATACCTACAAACTTCTACAAAAGCTTCATTAGTATCAAATCCTGTATGAGCAAGTGCGGTATTACATGTTTCCGCTTCGTCATAATCATCTAGTTTGAAGAAGAATTTAAGCTCCTTATCTTCTTCCCCACCAGAACCCTCACCTCCTTCACTCTCATACATATCTGGGTCAAAATCCAGTAGCTCTACCTGTTGTTTTATTAGGTCTGGGGTATAAGGAAGTAAATCTGCCCAATATTCAATAGGTTTCTCTATAGTTACAATTTCTTTAAACAATTTACCGAGTTCAACCTTATCTATAGGCACTTTGGTATCTTCAGTAAGCAATGCTCTTGATAATGCTTCGTCAAAGGTTAGTTTACCAAGATTCTTTATTTCTACCTGACTAAACCCCAATTCTTTCATAGCACTCCACCTGTGAAACCCATTAATGATTTCATATCTGTCTTTACCTATTTCACGAACCAAAATAGGCTGTATTTGTCCAACTTTTTGTATACTTTCCTTTATTTTCTCATATTCATGAAAATTGTGTTCATCCTCTTCATAATGAACCTTTGGATTGTATTCATTAGGTGTAACACAATCAATATCTACGACTAGATTGTTAGTATTTATTGCTTGTTCCATATACTTTTATCTTGTTTTAATAATTTATCAATAAAATATACCTCGATTTTCCCATAATCTTGTCACATATTCAGCACCTTTTAAATATTCTTTGATATTATTTCTATTAATTTCGACATAATGTAAATCATGACAATCCATTAATTCTATAGTACGTTCACTTGAACGTTTACTATAAGCTTTAAATTTTCCTCCTTCAAACTTGATTAATCTCCTAAATTTACCACCCATTAACCAAGAAGTAGCATCAACTGAATAAAAAGGATATCGTTGCCACGCCCAGAATGCACTAACACCAAATCCATGTACCTTTATATTATTTTTTCTTTTTTTATTCTTTTTTATTATTACGTTAAAACAGATATCCAACCATTTCTTAAGTTTTATAATATCTTTAGAATAAGGAACAAGACCACCTAGTGCAATATAATCATATTTGTCTATTAATCGCTCTAATTCATCTATAGGTGAGCCAAAATGAAAAGTTGGAAGAGGATTTAGTCCACAAGCTTCCATATATTCAATATTTTTTCGTGTTCCCTTCCAATCACTTATTACATCTAATCCAGCATATACACTAATGTATTTCTCATTTTTTTTTATATAATCAATATATTCATCAAGATTAATTACTTTTCCTTGTGTAAAAGCAGAAAACGCACCTGAATCAAGAAAAAGTATTTTATCTAGTATTTTTCTCTCGGAATGCCACCGAACATAATCCTTCTGCCGAAACAATAAATATGATTCTAGCAAATGTGTCGCATTCGTCTTAAATATCTCTTTATCAGTTGAATATCCTGCAAAATAAAGATTCATATTTATTTATTTGAAGTTATCACACCACGGTCTTTAATATATTTAATTATAAGCATCATTGTGATAAAACCATTAACCACCATAAATGGTACGTCTGCAATATTAAATGCATGTATGGTAAGAATACCACTAGCTATAATGTCTATCGGAACAAACCACTTATCTTTTTTAGTAAGCAATACTAAATAAGCACATAATAATATTGCCATCCCTATATATCCCAACATATTTATTTTTTGTCTTTAACCACTTCATTATAATACGCAACAGCATCTTCCCATCCCTTTTCTGAATATAAAGGGTCTTTTAGTCCATTTGCAATAAATGCTTCAGTCCGTTCAACATCCGAACCTGTACGACCAGTTGGTTCATCTCCCGAACTATAAGAAGTCCATGTCTGTGCATAATCTACTCCCAGTTGAGTTCCTTCTCTAACAATATCAATTTTATTCTTATTGATATATGGGGTATATACTTTAATTGATTTATAATTTGCTATCTCTGCAATTTGATTAAGTAAATTAGCAAACTCTGGACGACAATCTGGGTAAACAGCATGGTCGCCAGCGTGAATACCAAGAGCAATTTCATCGTAATCCTCATTAACTGCATATCCAATTGCAATAGAACTAAGAATCATATTTCTATTAGGTACAACCGTCTGTACCATATTTTCATTGGCATAATGCCCTTCTGGAACATTCTCCCCTTTAGTTAGAGCAGAATTCGATAAAAGTTCACGTAAAAAAGTTACATCTATTATCTTGTGGTCTACTCCAACTTTTTCACATGTTTTTCTAGCCATTTCAAGTTCTTTCTTATGAATCTGTCCATAATCAAAAGAAATGGCTTTAACCTCTTTACCTTCATTAAGAAGTTTATAAAGAAGTGTTGTGGAATCCATTCCACCACTAAGTACAATTATTGTCTTTGTCATAATTATTTTCCTCGCCCATATTTCTACTAATAATATTTTTGGTATTTATCGAGGTGTTTTTAGTATGGGTCACTTTTTATTAATCAAACTATAAAATTCTTGTCGAGCATTTTTACTATCATCTCTAAATACCCCTGTTAAATGCGCCGTTTTCATTATTGCATTTTGCTTCTCAACTCCACGTGCAATCATACAAAAATGCTTTCCTTCCAATACCACGGCTACACCTTTTGCATTCAGAGCTTCTTGAAGAGCATTAGCAACCTGCATAGTAATTCTTTCTTGATTTTGTAATCTACGAGAAAAAATCTCTACCACACGAGCAAGTTTAGAAATACCAACAATTTTACCATTAGGTATATATGCGACATGCGCCTTCCCATAAAATGGAAGCATATGATGTTCACAAGTTGAATAAAATTCAATATCAGTCAATACAACCATCTCATCATAATTTTCACTCTCAAAAATAGTTAATATATCTTCAACTTTTTGTTTATATCCTCCAAAAATACGGTCATATGACTTAACAACACGACTAGGAGTATTCTTTAACCCCTCACGATTAGGATTTTCACCTAAATATTCAAGAATTCTTACAATATTATCTTGTATAGATTTATCTCCTGAACTTTCATGTGGTAAATTAATCCATTGATTATCAATATTTTTTAGTACATATTTTACTACTGGTGCGTGAGATTTTTTATAAAGAACACCAATATCTGGTGATATTTTAATATCCTCAATTAGTTTTTTAATTGTTGCACCAGAATCTATTATATCATCAATAATTAAAGTCTTTTCTGTAATATCATTTTTTTCCCGTAAAGGAAGCTTTAATTCATTAGCAATAATATATGCGGGAATCAAACCACCACTCGGAATACCATATACCCCATCATATTGATTTACTCCTCCTTCATTAATGATTAATGAAAGTTGTTTACTATCTTCTATCAATTGGTCAAATGAAATATCATCCATAATCCTAACTTATTACATTACATTTTTATATTACATTTTATAATATCTTATAATATCTTTTATAATACCACTATTACCCCATAAAAGAAGGGGTGCTTCATAAATGAAACAACCCCTTCGTGATGGTTAGCAAATTTCAAACCCCACAAATTCATTTACGATTTTTGGATATTCATAGATTGGAAGACGACCACCAAAATCCTCCTCCTTCTCCCTAATAACAACCTCTATTGCATCATGGCAAGGGTGTCTACATAATCCAACCTTCACATCTCTTAATTCTGAAGGGAATTGGTAGAGTTCTGTTTTGTTCCATCTCTTTGGAAAAACATGATGTCGTGTCTTTTGAGCTTCTTGTCCACATTTAGGACAAATGAATTGTTTTCTTTGTGCTTTTTTCCTGTGTTTTTTCCTGAAGTGTTTTTGGTACCTCCATTTCCACCTCATAGCTTACCTCATCTTGGTTGAAGTATGCTCTGGTACACCTAATTGAGCAAAATACTAGTTGTCCAGACCTAATATTTTTAGATTCTTCCAGTTGAGAAAAACAAGACATGCAATACAATGACATAATTACACCTCATTTCCACTTGTGTAAATTTGTAAAAATTTCCTGAGCTTGAACTTTAGTAGATTGAAAGTCATAAAATTGTACATACAACTCCTTACTAAATCGGAGCATAAATTGTGTAAACCTCATCCGTTCAACTTGTTCAATTGGAAATCTACAGTTACGGCAGTCTCTATCAAGACATCGCCAATATACAGCAATAGCATCATCATCATACTGAATAACCCTTGCAATCATAGCGGTATTATTCAAACAATGTTGGCATGTTTCCTGCGTCAAATAACATCTCTCCATAAACATAGCCATCTCCTCCTATCTCTTCAAATGTAAAAGAACAATGAGCGTAGTGCATTTCTATGTCCCAGCACAACGTCATCCGATTGTAACAACTAGTACACCTAATACGAAAACTTTTTTGCCCCCTCCTTGAAAGCTTATTAGCCCATACTAAATGGTGAGCAATTTCAACATATTGCTCATTAATTTTGCGACAATTCGGGCAATACGCTGTAGTAAACATATCAATGCCCTCCAATTTAAAGAACTGTGGATGTATCCTACAAACCTTCTCCTATTGGCAAGTTAAATACCCCGAATTTACGGGGTACGAACAACAACAGGGAAAGGTCGAAAAACCCTGTTACCTGATAAGAGAAGGATGGTAAGATACAACCAGCAGATAGGGAGGGAGTCGAACCCACCTCTCGAAGATTTGGAGTCTTCAACGCCGACCTCGGAACATGCCCATCTGTTTAAATTAATCCCAAAGATTTCCATAATGTTGTGCAAATAATTCAAGACCCATTTTTTGTTTTTCCTGCAATTCTCTCAATTTCATTTTATTAACTTTCACCTTTCCTTTTTCTTTGTATATATAATCTCTATTTGCTATTAATTGAAACGCCTCAAATCCTTCTTTAATACATGTAAGTATTTCAATCCACTCTGATTCATTTTTACAAGTTATAGGATAACTATGATTATTACTAATCATACTCTCCAGACATTCAACTGCAACATCTGAGAAAGCAAAATTTAATCCCCACTTCCACCTATCATCATAACCTCTAAATAAACGCTGAAACGCCCACTTTATTGAATAGTGAGCGTCTCTAAACCAGCGTGGAATAGCGTATAAAGGATAAAGGGAAAATTCCTTTTTAAAACTTAATAGTGCATCTTTTGTAAGCCGAACTTCCATGTGGCACATCTAGGAATCGAACCTAGCCAGTATTTACTACACTTGTTTTACAGACAAGCCCATATCCTTAATGGTTTACTGTGCCAATAAGGGGCAAGTTGTCGCCAAGAGCCTTTTGTCTCACAAAAGTGAGATAACAATAGATTTACATCTACTGTTAAATTGAAATGATTTGATTTCGAAGTAACTCCTAACTACGGCACCCTTATTTAATCTACACACCTGCAACGTAACCATTATAATAACTTGTACGCAATATACAAGTGGATAACTTTTTTGTGTGACAAGAGAGAGTCGAACTCTCACCTCTGTTTTCACAGAACAGAATGCTCACCACTTTACACCATCGTCACCATTTTGCTGAAGGGAAAGGAATCGAACCTATATTCGAAGATTCAAAGTCTTCTGTCCTGCCATTAGACGACCCTTCAATGTCTTAAAAGCCGAAGTCAATATGATTAATAACTATTCCTCAATACCAAGCACCTCATCAATTGACACTGTTTCCAATTCATCTATATTTTCTGGCATTTGTTCTTCTGCTAATTTCTGAATTTCCTTTTGGTCAAATGCCATTTGTGAAGAAAATGAAAGTTGTTCAGAAAATACTTGTCGAACTAAATCCTTCATGGCTTTATTCTGTCTTTCATTTTCAATAGACGAATCTATAATCGTTAATGTTTTACCCATCAGTTTCCGCATCATATCCATAGTAAAACTGTGAGTAAGAAGCCTTTCGCCTCCTAATGACTCCCAATCACGCAACTTAACTACTTCATAACTAACAAACCCCTCTCTTTTCCCTTGCCCTTGTTCATTATGAACAATAACAACTTCATAATTTTCCATATGTCTTAACTTAACTTAACTTGACTTCGGCTTTTAAGACACATTTCTACTATATATAACTCATCAAAATTGTCCACTTATCCCAATCCGAGACTCGAACTCAGAACTGCTCTTTACAAGAGAGCTGTTATAGCCAATTTAACTAATCGGGAATAAAACTAACCTCCGAAAAGGAATCGAACCCTTGCATAGATGGTCTGCAACCATCCGTGTTTCCACTTCACCATCGGAAGCTATATCGGGAAATAGGGAATCGAACCCTAACCGCATGTACCCAAAACATGCATGCCGCCATAACACCTTATCCCGTATCTAGTGGAGGATAGCAGAATTGAACTGCTGATTTCCGTATGCAAAACGGATGTGTTACCACTAGCACTAATCCCCCTTGGTAGCTCATCTGGGAATTGAACCCAGAACCTTCTGATTAAGAGTCAGTTGCTCTGCCGATTGAGCTAATGAGCTATGAAAAGCGGAAGCAAGAGGACTCGAACCTCTAACCCTTTTATGGGTAACTGTTTTCAAGACAGTCTCTTCATCCTTGCCAGATTACTTCCAAACTTTTGCAGAGCTAGGTTTCGAACCCAGATTCTCCTCTTCCAGGGAGAGGCGACTTACCAATTCGTCTACTCTGCACTCTGCCGATGCGGTAGCCAACCACTTCTATTTCATACACAGCTCTTGTACTATCCTCTAGCTAAGAGGAACGTGCGGTAGGTAGAGGGGTCGAACCTCTAAGGCGGTTAAGCTCATCCCGATAGCAACGGGGTGCAGTCTCCAATCTGCTTGACCTACCGTAAATGGGGCAAAAAGCGTATAGAGTACATAGCGTTTTACCATTAAACTACACAACCCGAAGGTCATGACTGGATTCGAACCAGTAACACTCGTTCCAAAGACGAAGTAACCCTATACTACGGCACCCATTTACTATTTCCCGTGGAGGTATTGCACCACCTTATTCTGTATTTCAAACAGATGCATTACTTTTATGCTAACGGGAAACGTGTACGCCTAGAGGGAATTGCACCCCCGACCAACTGCTTCGAAGGCAGATGCTCTATCTTCTGAGCTATAGGCGTATGGTGGGTCTACAAGGAGTCGAACCTTGAACCATATTCTTAAAAGGAATCTGCTCTACCTTTGAGCTATAGACCCATAACTACCTTATCAACCTCCTCTCGACTAAATCCAATGAAATTTTTTCCATTTAATTCAATCGTGGGGACTGATAGACTTCCACTTTTTTGAAGTAATTCACTTTTTCTTTCTGGATTTTTCGAAAGATTTATTTCTTCATACTCAATATTTTTCTCTTTAAAATATTCTTTAGCTTCTTTACAATATTTACACGTATCGGTGGTATATATAACTGCTTTCATTGACCATATAAATTAATTAATAAATTACCTGTACTCCTGAGAGGATTTGAACCTCTAAAGCCTTGTTTCTAAAACAAGTGTGTATGCCGATTCCACCACAGGAGCGTAAATGGAGTGGGAGTCGAACCCACACTGAATCGGGTTTAAACCGAATGCCTCTTCCTATTGGGCTATCCATTCATTTGGCAATTAATACCTCACTTTAAAGAATTTGGCTTCCCCATGATACTTCAAAGGACTCATTGAAATATTAACTACCAGTACCAAAGGTGGGAGTCGAACCCACAATTGAATAAGTTTTGAGCTTATTGCGTCTTCCATTCCGCCACTTTGGCAATCACCTCGAAGGGACTCGAACCCCTAACCCTGACGATAGAAGCGTCTTGCTCTGTCCATTGAGCTACGAGGCGGATAAAGCCAGAGCACCGACTTGTCGAATGCCCTCGCCTAGTACAAGCGGTAGGAATCGAACCCACTCTTAGTAGAGATATAAGCTCTATGCGTTCCCATTTCGCCACGCTTGTGTACGACTGGTAGGAATCGAACCTACGACACATCGTGCATCAGACGACTATTCTTCCACTGAATTACAGTCGTGTATCAACGGAGGGATTCGAACCCCCGACACCTGGTATGTAACACCAGTGTTCTAGCCACTGAACTACGCTGATATTTATGGGGCAAAGTGTCGAATACAGACTTATTAGCCGAAGTAACTGTACTCTACGGCACCCATAAAATAAGACTTACCCTATCCCTGTCGGAAAAACCTCCAGCTGCGAAGAGGGAAAAATCCGACAGGAACTGAACCAACAACCTCTCTCCTTAATGGAGAAAAATATATGACACACCAAATGTCATCCCTGTTATATATATCTAACAGGGATAGGATAAGCCTTACAAAAGTAGCTCTAATGGGATTTGAACCCATGTTGCTCAATCGAGAATCGAGCTTCCTAAACCAACCTAGAAGATAGAGCCACTAGTAGCAGGGATGGGAATCGAACCCACATTCCCATCGCTGAAAACGATGTTTCCTATACCTAATTAGAAGACCCTGCCATAGCTTAAATTGTCAAAAAACATTCATTACACCCAAGCGCAGATGACGGGATTTGAACCCGTGACTTCTTGCGTGACAAGCAAGTGTTCTACCAAACTGAACTACATCTACAATTACGAGGCAAATTTTAGTATAGAGACTATCGAAAAAAGAAGTAACTCCATACTACGGCACTCGTAATCTAGTAGCAAAGTCGGAGAATCGAACTCCGTTAGAATGCTTATGAGACATCCGAGATAACCATACCTCCCACCTGCTATATGTTAATGAACTCTACTGCTACTAGTAGCATGGTGCGAATACCGAGACTCGAACTCGGAGGCTCTGATTGGAAGTCAGATAGGTTGCCGATTACCTCATATTCGCATTTTTAACGTACCCCGAAAAATCAATCATCACATCTATTTCTAATTCTTCACATACATCTGTCAGAAAACTAAGATTTGGTAAGATTTTTCCGCTCTCTAATCTCGCAATACTGGGTTGTTGAGTATTAAGCCTTTCGGCTAACTCAGTCTGTGTAATACCTTTCTTCAACCTAGTATTGCGTATCGTTTTTCCTATATGTTGGGCTAATAACTGTTTCATATGTGTAATTTAATATATTAATTCTTGCACAGGAGGAAGGATTCGAACCTTCAACTACTCGATTAACAGTCGAGAATTCTACCAATTGAATTACCCCTGTAACACTTTCAATTATAATATTTTGATTATTATATTGCAAGTGTGGATAACTTCATACCTATACCCTGACTGCTTAACATTTCTTTGTGTTACGATTGAGTAATGAACAAGAAAGAGTTTATAGAACTTATACAGGGCGTATTGCGATTTCCAACAAGGAAAAGAACCGCCCTTTGTCGCTGTAAGAAGTGTTGCGATGCCAACAAAAAGCGTCAAGATACTCCTGCAAATGCTTCTTAGATACCACCTTGTGTGTGCCTGTGATTGAACGCTTGATGTGCAACCAGAACGCGTCACACCTCAATATCAACACTTATAACTTTCCAATGCTCGTTCATATCAACAAATGCTTCTGCCTCCTCTTTTGTGTCAAAAAATGGATACAGTTCGGCGTCTCGCATCTTTGGTCTGCCTATTTTGTTTTTTGACACATTAACTTTAATGCCGTGTATTTCTGGGTCTTGAGAGATTAACGGTTGGTCTTCTTTTTCAATACCCATCACCTCCCGTCCATAATCACTCCACACTGCTGTCCATAGTTTAAGTTTCATATCATCTTATTTTTTGCCCCATTTTGGGCTTAATTGTTAATGCTTGCTCAATACTCCAACCGTAGTATCTCAACCGCAATACGCTAACTCTGGTGTGGACAATGCCCATAAATGTGTTTTGCATAGTTGCAGTTGTGGCAGAGTGTCTGAAAACCCGTAGGAAAGTCGTTGCGAATAAGCCAAGTATAAATATGTAGATGTCCAAGGTTTCTTTTATGTTCTCTACCACCGCCGTCTATATGGTCTATTGCTAAAAAACTCATCTCTTTCTCCCCACAACAGGCACATTCTTTTCCGTAGTGTGCCAATACTCTTTCTCTCCTTTCTGTCCGAAACTTCCGTGAGTACTCGTTCATTTTGTCTCTATTCGCTTTTTGGTATCTTCGGTTCTGCTCTAAAATCACCCCTTTCTTTTTCTTATACCTCTCTCGTTCGTATAGTCGCCTACAATCACGACAAGGAGAATAGTACTTGTCTATTTTTTTGTGATGATAAAACTCTTGAAGCGGCTTTTCTTTTTTGCATTTGGTGCATTCCATACAACCATTTTACCAGATTGTATCTTATTTGCAACTATTTTAGAAATACGCCATGCACACTTCCATGTTACCTCTATTTCCTTTTGAACATCACTTATACTCGCACCATTTTGAAGTAAAAGAATTGCCTCAAACCATTTTCTTAGTGGGGTTCTTGATTTGCGAAAAATGGTGTCTCCAAGCGGACTTATCTGCTTACGACACTTAGAGCACTGGAACTGCTTACGCTCCAAACGGAGGGCATATTGACCGCCACACGAGCACTCTCGGCTGTGGAGGGTGTCAAAGGCGAAGTCCAAGCAAGCCCTATCCGTAGGGAAGTCCTTTCTAAGCTGTTTCAGCCCGTATCGGTTCTGGTTCATTGTCTCGTGCGTGAATGTCGTAATAATCCCCGTGATAGCGAGGGTATAGATGGAGCACATATAGCTCGTGCCTCTTCTCGTATTCCTCGTTATGAGTTGGATTGCTATGGTCGTAGGTTACAACTTCATCAGTTGGTAATACGCCATACAAACGAGCTAACTGCGCCCCACCGATAAAATGTCTATCACCGTCACTTTTTGAGGTTACTTCCCCAGGGTGCAACATTACCCGATGTTTCTTTATCATAAATGGCTCATTTACTTGCTAATACACCCATTATATACCCTGTGATTAGGTTGTTAAGGGATAGGCGTGCATAACTTTAAGGAGTCCAATACCCACGTATTGCATAGTGGTCACGATGGAGTGTTCTTAATTCTCGTTTACATGGGGTATAATTACCCTCTAAAATAGTAATATGAAGCTCTGTAACCGTCACCACAACTGCTACATGAGCTACTTTATACTGCATTAAAACAAGTCCTCCAACGATTGGTATATCGCTATTAGGAGCTAAATCCCATGCATTAGTACCATATGGTATTAGTACCCCTTCTGCTCTTGCAGTTTTAATACATGAACAATGAATTGCGTTGTATGTACCATCATTAGTAACTACTGGCAATATTGTAGTAGTTACTTCTGGTATATCTAAAATTACTTCTTCTTGAGGTAATACAGATTGAGCATGAACAACAGAAGCCTCACTAATTACCTCAACCCCTATGAATAAACTTGAAATTAAAAAGACCGTAGGTATAACTATACGTATCATAATAAATTGTTAATTCATCCATCCATCCTCACTGCATTATATAGTGACCACTCCACACAACACAGATGTCATTGCGCACTCTCCTCCTGTCGTATTTGAATATCAGTACACTAGAAGTATGGCAAATATAACCAAAAGCACATCTTGTTAAAGATGCGCTTTTATGTCGTGATGTTATTTTAATTTGACAGATATATTCAGCCTGATATTATATGTTCAGCATTCATTTGTTATTTTTTTCTTTCTCGAACTCACATTTTTATGTGAGTTTATTTTTTTAATGAAACCAATTATAGTACTCGGATTGTTCATCTCCTTCATGAATAACAAGAATTGGTAAATCCGCTTTTACTCTTTGCCAATTCATAATAATACGCCCACATCTCCCATTACCATCTTCAAATGGATGTATCTTTTCAAACCTAATATGAGCATCCTTAATTGTTTCTTCAGTAGACTCACTTCCGTGTTTACTAATCCAATTATGCAAGAGCATAGGAACCTGCCTCCAATTAGGACAAAGTCTTCCACCAACCGATACGTTTACTTCTCTAATTTTTCCTGCGATATTTGGGTGTATATTCTGCAATAGCAATCTATGTATTTCGATAATATGAGATAGATTTAATTCTTTTTGCTCTAGAGCATACTTCCAACTTTCAACCGAATCATTAAGAGACTTTTCATCATTAACGCCCTCTATATAATTTGAATGTTGTAGAAACTCAATTTCTTCTATACTCATGTATCTTTATGATTTTATAATGCATTATACTTTTTTCCCTACGGTATTCTTCTTTTTTCTCACAATAGTTTGAGATTTCCTTTTTTCAGAAGTCTCTCTACGACTAGCCTTCCAATTCCGCTTAGTAATAGTTGCTTTAACATTTGAAGCAAACTTTTTTATATATTTTTTCCTAATAAATTCTGCCCTCTTGATACGCTTTTTAAGAGATAGAATAAATTTTTTTGTATGTTTATTATTCAAGACTCTTTTCTTTCTCTTGAGACGCTTTAAAGCGATTTTAGATTTTTGTTTCGTTTCCATAATTATAGTTAATTTCTCAGTAGTTATAAATTTATTATATCTCAATTGATGTAATTTCTTTTACTGCATTAGACTTATTTTCATATGCGTCTAACATCTCAAATACTTTATCAGACCATCCAGAAATAAGAAACACATCACCATTCTGCACATTTAATGGCACATCGCCGTAACCACTTAAATCAAACAAATAGAGTTTTGCTTCGGGTGCAATATCTTTTTTATATTCTTTCCATTCGTCTTGTATATGCTTCTCACCCCACCCACTATCCCACATCTGGCAATCAGTAAATATCATAATCTTATCCATCTGTATCTTCCTATTCCTCAAATCTTGAATCACCGCCCAACCATTAGTTGAATAACCCACTTCACCTTCTCTTTTGTGAAATTCATCAGCATTCCTTAATACCTGAGAAGTTGGTACCGAAATAACTTTCCAAATATCCCCAAACATACCAACTTCAACATTCTTACACTTTGAAGCAAGAAGCATTCCAAGTATCAGCCCAACATCATAATTTTGAACTTTACTTCTGTAAGAAATTGGAGTCTGCATTGAACCAGATACGTCACAAGCTATAGTAACAGCAGTATCATATCCAAATCCTTTCATATTTTCAGCAGAAGCCCTTATCGCATCTTCAAGCGCATCAAAAAGTATGGACATCTTTCCAAATTTGATTTCCTTTAACTCCCTGTATGCAGATAAAAATCTAAACGGAAACTGCTTTGCTTTTCGCACCTCATTATTATCACTAATTCTTTGTGCAACTTTTATTAGATGTGCATCCGACACACCCGACTGCACAATATTGCGTAAATTTCGAAGTAATGCCATATATCCCAGTTTCCCAGAATCAATTAACTCTTCCCACTTAAGTTTAAAAGCTTCATCTTTCTCTTCTTTAGTCTCAAACTTTTTCTCTCCAACAGATGATAACTGAGTCTCCCATGTGTATGGAGTAGTAAGTGTTCTTTGTTTTATTTTATTAAATAAAGATTCCTTTTCTGATGTTTCAGGCTTTGGATGAGTAAGTCTTAATGCGTCAATAAGTTCAACAACTCCTTTTCTGTTATATTTTGCAAACTGATATTCATCAAATTTATTAAAAGCATCACTAATACCAAGCTGTAACGCATTAGATAATTTATTTAGACTCTTCTCTTTTGGGTCATGAAGATTTCTACCATTTGCAATTTGATAATACGAAAGAGCCTCAGTAATTTCATCTGGTCGCTGAATCACCCTTCTAATTGCCCGTCTCACCAAATCATCTCCATTATGAATTCTAGCTAACTCAACAACTAGAACAATAGGAAGTGTCCTAAGGTACATTTTCTCCCTTGCGTATACCGAAAGTTTAGCAACAAACTCTGGACTCACCTTTTTAATCAATCCCCTAAGACGACCTAGACGACTATCACTGCCTTCATAAAATGAGTCTGATAAGAGAGATGAGACAACAAGAGAATACAACTCAAGCTCAGGAGATAGGCGATAAGCCTTTTCTCCCTCATGGTTAGTTGTAATATTTGTTCCACGGCTATTTTCGTTAAATCGTGCCATTTGTAATTACCTATTTTATAATGTTTCTATTATATTATATCCTAAAAGTTGTGCAAGTTATTCATAAGTGGATAACCTTTCCACGAATAAATTAACTATTTTCAAACATAAGATAAAGCACTACACACAATACAACCCACTCCCACCTTGCACCTGCTAGTAATGCTATTAATGCAAAAATTAAAAACATATTTTATGTGATAAAATCTTTTAAAAGAACAGGCTGATAATTAGTATGCTCAATTGCAAGTAATTTATGATAATTTTCATCATAAAAATCAATTGATTCTATTTTCCGATGGTCATTATCATGCCAATGACCATGGATATTTATATCTACTCCATGCATTTTGGGAAGTGGCATGTGAGAAAATAAAATCTTCTTTCCAAAATATGAATCACTAAAATAGTAGCAAACAAAATCCCACCCGTTCTTTAAATACCATACATTGCTTTTATTATCGTGATTACCCTTTACTAAAAAATGTTTTCCAAATACATAATTTTTCATCCAATAATTCCACGCAAGGTCTTCTCCAAAACAAAAATCTCCCAAATGAATAAGAATATCATCTACATCTATTTTTGACATCAGATTTTTAGATATTTGCTCTTCAAAATTATCAGGTCTACCATATTCAATAAGTTTTGAATGCCCAAAGTGAGTATCAGTGATGACCCACACCTTAACATTCTTATTTGACTCATTATCTTTTTTATAGATTTTCTTCGGTAAATCTATACCAAGAGAATTTAATGGAATATAATATTTTTCAGATTCAAAACTTCCAATTTTCTTTACTATCTTTGTACTCACCAAACTATTTAATGCTTTTTGAACATCCTGCTTACTACACGCAAATTTACCTAATTGATATATTTCATCTACCCCTATAGGTCTTATATCAAGAATACTTCTAATCATGTACTTTCTATTTTCAAATTCTTTTTTCATATCCCTCTACTGTTACGTTTTAATGTTTCATATTCTTCTTCCATTTCACGCTGTAACCCCTTTCGATAAAAGAATTGTTTTTCTTTTTTATCACTTTCATCTGGTGCCTTATATGGTAGTTCATCAAACATTTTCACCATAAAACTAATTTTATGTTTATCTTCTTGTTCCATTTTGTACCATCCATAAACAGACTTTCCATTCATAGAGGTGAAAGCAATATCAGGATATACATATCCACCACCAAGAATGTTTAATGCTTTTTGTACAGTAGACCACTTATACTTATTCTTAAAAGCCACTTTAATTAATACATCACGTGTAACCCATCTAAACTCCTCTCCTTTTCGGTGTGCTATAAGGCGTAAATAATTATACATTCGCTCAGATAAAACAGTTGGTTTTTTAGGAGAATTTTTCCCAGACATCTCCCAATACATCCGAGGCAAAAATATCTGTGCTCTATGCGGTTTAAAATGTAGATACTTCCCATTATCTGAAAAGACCTCAGTTTTTACTCGATACACATTCCTTGATTCAATATCCTCAACCACAATATAATCAGATTCCGCTTTTAAGGTTTTAATAAAAACATCAGCATCTATACCCCATGCATCAAGTTTTTTATACAGATGCATAGATTCCTTTACTCGCTTAGTAAAAGTACGATTAATAAGAGTTCCGATTGTCCTTCTCTCTCCGTTTGACTGTCGAATTCTAATTATCATATATAATAATACTATTATACATTAAATTAAGTATTTAAACACTTACTAAGTGTATAAATCCAATCTCTATCCTTAGGTGTTTCTTTTTCTTTCTCCCCAAGTAACCATCTAATATATCCAGGGTCTTTTTTTGCTATATCCAATATTTTTTCTCCATTATATTTACCAAAAGAAATACGGCTAATGAAAGATGGATTTGCTGTTATTTCAACCATAAATGGTAGTACATCCTCTGGCATAGGGAACGGGATATTCATATTTTTGAACATTTTTTCTTCAAGACGTTTATACAACCCCTCAAGAACTAATACATCACTATCCGCTTTATGTGGATTTATTTCTTCATCAAACTGTAGTTGTAAAGCATAGCGTAAGTATTGAAGTGAATATCGTGGAAGTATTGCTTCTGTATCAAGATGTCTTGCGACTCGTAATGTACAAATAACCTGATTAGGCTTAATACCCCAATCATTTTGGAGCATCGAAACATCAAATTGTGCGTTGTGAGCAACTAATACGGTTTTATAACCTGTAAATAGTGTTTTTAAATGACTATATGAATTACTTTCTTCAAAACTAGGAGCGTCAGCAACCATTTCATTAGTTATATGATGTGTCGCCATTGCATCAATTTTAATTGGAATAGATGGCTTAATTAATTCTTCATACATCTTTCCATCATATTTATATGCAATTTGACATATTTTATCTTTTTCAACATCTGTACCAGTTGTTTCTGTATCTAAAAAAATAAGTTCCATACTCCTATCGTTACCTACTAATTCGCATACTGCTTCAAGGCTTCCTTGATGGTTCCCTTTCTCCATTTCTTGCCGTCAATCTCTATCATGTCTTCTTCAGTGGTTACAAAGGTGAAGTTGTTTAATTCACGTTGGTCACAGCTCCAACAGTGGGTAAAGTCACCCTCTATTGCTGTATCAAGTACCCACCATCCGTCATGCCAGTGCCATCCGTAGACGAGGTATTTCCTACCATCCCTCTCTATCCAGTCTCCTATGCCTACCTTCTTCCCTTCTACCGTAAGGGGTGAGAGGAAGACGACATCGGAGAGGTTGAACCACCAGATATTTTTACCCTCATCCCAGATACATACCGTGTTGTCATGATAGTCTCGCCTTATCTCCACCTCCTTTCCGATGAGTGTCTTTGCTTTGGTTGAAGTGCCATAAGTACTATCCACTACCCGCACGTACTGTGGTTGAGTGAGTATTTGTTGTATGTCCATATACATTGTTCGTCTAATTCAATAAAAATCAATAGATTAATGAATTATTACTTCAACTCTTGGGTTATTCTTATCAACCCCTGCAAATATCAATAACAATTTAGGAACAATAAACCAATTGTCGTCTTTAATAACACCTGCGCTCACTAATAAATCTCCTATTGATTCCCATTTATTCGAAAGGTCAGACTTTCTATTATCTGGCGCATACATAATCATTTCAATAGAGGTTACTTCTTCTACTAAGCTTGCGTTCTGTGCTTTCAATAACCACAACTGGTCTTCATTCCATTTTCTAAACTCTCTACTTGGTGAGACAAGTACACGCCCATTAGTAGCAGTCCACCGTCTCATAGAATTCTTTTTACTTGGTATCCTTCCTTTGATTATCAATGTTTGTTTCATCACCTGAGTGTAGCACAATCATGCGCTTTATCTCAGATTCAGTCATCCTTCTTCCGTTGCTATACCCAGAATAAAATGCCCAATAATGAGTGATTCCAAGAAGTGAGATTACCACTATGGTCGATATAACTATCAACATATTACCGGGTGACATCTAATAATGGCAGTGGCGCACTTCCATACAGGTGAGTAGGTAATTGTCCATTCCACCGCTTCGCCGCTTCAAGTCTAGCTTCCGCATTAATTTTTTCAATAAGTTCAACATTCTGCAAAAGTGCTTGTGCTTCTAGTCGAGTTCGCTCTGACTCCGCTTCTGCTCTAAGAATAGCTTGTTTCTTCTTTTCTTCTTCCTGTCTCGTCACATTTGCTTGTGCTAGTGCTTTCTGTTCCTGTACCTGCTTATCTTCAATTGCGGCAGAAAATTGTTGTGAAAATTCAAAATTGACGATATCAACATTCGAAATAATAATATGCGAAGAATCCAATCGAGTCTTCATTCTCTTTGTTACCTCACTTTTGACTTGTGGGCGTTTTGTAATAAGTTCTTCCGCCGTAAATTCTGCGGTAACTGATTTCACTATATCTTGAATTGCTGGGTCAATAATTCTCTCCTTATACTGTTCGCCCACCTCTCCATAAATTACCCCCACCTTCGATGGCTCAAGATTAAATTGTACCGCTATTCCCGCTTTTACATCCTGTAAATCCTGTGATGCCGCAGTTACATCAAATACCTCAACCTTCTGTATTCGCACTTCCATCATAACAACATCCTCAGTGATAGGATTTTTCATATTGAATCCTGGTTGCATCACCTTTGATACTCTACCGAGTTTCAAAACTACACCTCGCTCTCCTTCATCTACAACAGTCCAACAACCAAAGACAATTATTGCCCCTACAATTAAAAGAATAATTGCTATGAATCCATGGAAAATAATCTTTGGTACATTAGGCTCAGTCCTCTCCTCACCATATTTAATAATCTTCTTCGTATAATTAAATAACGACATATTTTTTACTACATATCTAATAATACTGTCTTTTATAGACATACAGTTAGGTCTTATTCCTTATCAATTAATTCCTCTACTTCATCTTTTGGGTCTATAACCTCAAGTGACACAATAAGACCTGTCGCATTTTTAATCGCCTGTTCAATGTTATCTTTAGTTTCAGCCTCAATTACATATGGAGTAACTGAATCTTCTGGAACACTTATCTGTGCTCTTAATTGTGGTCTATTAAATAATTCCTTTGGTATATCCACCTCGATTTCTACTAATACTTCACCTGAATGCACTGGTGGATATGAGCGATTATATGCCTTGACTGTTCCCCTCTCATTTATGATTAAACATGCTCTTGTTCTCATATTACTTATTTTTTAACACTAATAATTTTTCAAAACTATCAACCCATTCCTTTACATCACTATCAATAACCAAACCTTCATCTACCAACCAATTTCCTAGTATCTCTAAGACATCACTGATTTTATATGTACTCCTTTCCTTCTTCTGACGTTTAGTATCTGGTAAATATTCCTGTTTAAGCTTATACCAACTCATATTTTTCCCTTCTGGTAACTCCATTTCAACTTTTTCAAAGGTAGGAAGTTGATATTTTGAATAAAATTTTAAACATGCATATAAATCACTAGTACTCAAACCAACATCATTAGAAAGAGACTGCATAAGTCCCTCACCATATGTTTCCTTTCTATTCCTACCTTCATATTCTTCATATATCTTCTGTCCAATCTCCCATTTACCATGTAATACAGTCACCGCCGCCGTTGTTTTTGTCTCAACATTTATAGCAGTAATATCATCCACCATGCTCTGATACCACTCCTCACTCTTTATTACAGCCTCTTGAGTCACTAATTCAATTGATGTCATAATAGTTTTTATACTTTATTATAAATTCTTTATCTTTTTCGTTGAATTGATACCCCTGCTTAAGTAAGTACCTCATCGTCTTTTGTAATAGACCACTTATATTTTCTTCGTTTGTTATCTGACCATGAATTCTTAAATGACATTTAAAATTATTTAATGGAGCGGCGTTTAATATTGATGACTCACAAACACTATTTCCATTTCCCCTCCCAACTATGTGATGGAAGCAATCCCAATGATTTTGACCACACCACCAACATTCATAATTCCACAAAAACCATCGTTTTAATTCTACAGCGTCAAATCCATTATGCATTCCCGAATTCTTCATTTAGAAATCATTTTGATGATTAACTGATATCTGTTGTACTAAGTCTTCATACTGTTGAAGTTTTGCTTCTTCTCCTTCTTCATTTCTGTTCTTCATTTCACGCCACTCTGTAATTTTCTGATTCAACTCAGTATAAGGACTTTCACCAGTCGCCCTATTAATAAGCACTATCTTATTCCCGAAATCATCTACCCGTATTGCTTTGTTATCCACAAAAAATCGTGTCTCACCATCCTTAAATAATTTCCCCACAAAATATTTATCAACAATCCCCTCTGCCTCAACTTGCGCTTGTTCTGATGTGATATTTTTAGCACGCAATTCATTAATTATATTAACCAATTTTTGTGACCAAATAATTTGCCCATCACCAAGAATATCTTTACATATAAGTGCAACCAGACTGTTATATTCTACATCCCCTCTTTTTATGAAGTATGGTTCAATTTCTTTTTCAAACTCTCGTAATTCATGATATGAGTAGTATTGTTTTTGTGTATTTGCATATGTATTTTTTTCAAATACAACATACTTCATATCTTCTTTATTTCCCGACCAAACACCCAAATCAACCTTCGTACCAGGAGGATATTTACTATCATTCTCCCTGACCTCCTTTGCCATCCTCCCTTCTTCTTCCGTAAGTGATATTGGTTGATTTAATCCTTTTATGTAGAGTAGTGCGCTCATAATTTTACTTTCTTATCCTTACGACTTCAGAATTTGCGCTTTCTATATCTGGTTCAAGCTCTAGAAAACGTGCAATCTGGTCTTCACTTCTAAAAAACCAAGCTAAACCACGCCGACTGTTATTTCTCATCCACCAACCACTTCTCGAAAATCTATCTATTGCATCAAGCAACTCATCAACTGTATATTGGTTTAAACGAACCCTTACCTTATCAATAGCACCTTCGGTTATTCTTGACCTGCTATTTATCTTTTCAATATACGACTGTACCACAGTATCAGTATCCTTTTTCATTTTTTCAACATCATCCTTCCCTTTCTGCAATTCTTTTTCAATGTCTTCATGCGAGAATCCCGCTACCTCTTGTATATGCCCGTACTCCTCATCTATTTCAACCATCCATGTCTTTACAGAAACAGGTAATTCAGATAATTCATTTTTGATTGCAATTTGAATCGTGGGACTACTAGATTGATGTTTAATAAAGTTTCGTATATACACCCAATTATTTTTGTAATGTATACGACCCTTAAAACGCTCTATAACCCTTTCAAAAGCATCTCTATCAATACCCGTTTCAAAAGCCATTACTTTTAGAGGACATTCATAAATACCACAAATAGACGTATATTGATTTGTCAGTAGGTAAAGAAAAAGCAATTTCTCAACTGGGTCTAATGTGATGATAAATCCATCAGTCCAAAATCGAGTTTTTAACATTCTACTCTTTCCCATGACATATTTTATTATAATGATAAGACTTAATTATGCTAGTGGATAACTTGCATAACTCAAAAAGGAATATCTTCTGGATTTATTTCAACCCCACCCTCTTCATCTTCCTCAACTTCATCTATTTGGATTTCTGGGAGAGTATCTTTAGGTTCACTTCCTTCTCCTTGTTGCTGATTGCGTCTTGCATAGAATTCATCAACTTGAGTAATTCTCTCATGCAAATCTCGTATCATTGTCTCAACTTTTGATAGTTGTTCTTCAGTCAACTTGTCGCCCCTCCTAAAATCTATTGAATAATAATCTTCACTAGGAACCTCCACACCCTTTATCACTGTGACAAATTGATGTGCGTGTTCCTCGCCTTCAAAGTTTTTAAGATACTCAAATAGACCCTGTCTATCTCCCTTCTCTTCTCTTCCCTTAAATTGCTGTGTACCTTTAACAACAACCCTGTGTATACCACCTAATTCTGGAATATACGCATATACAATCTGTCGTGTCTTAAGATTGAATTTTTCCCTAAGCTCATCTGCTGTACCACGTACAGGTTCATCCAAACCAAACATGACCACATTTTTATCATACTTAGTATTATGCTCGCTTGTTCGTAGGGTTGCTTCTCCTTTTCTATAAGACTGCAAATCACGGCGGATTTTTAATATCACCATGTGTAATTCATCGGGAAGTTGTGTAACAGTAAACCTATCTTCTGATTCTTTTGTAGCAGTAGTATTAACCAGTTTAAAACTACCACCACGAATCGGTTCACCAGTATCTCTATCTTTTGTTTTTTCCTTCATTTGCCCCTGCAACATAATCTCATTATATTGAGGTAATGTAAGTTTCTTGTAATTATCTGCTCCTGTCATACTTGCTATATCGTTCATATATTTTTTTTATTAACTTATTAATAAATTAACTAATAACCCCCTTACTAAGCCCCATCTGCTTTATCTGAATATTCCGCTCAGAAATTGACTCTCTAACTTCTTTACTACGAATAAATTCATCTTCATTCTTAAAGCCCGTCATAAGAGTAAGATAAGGACTCCACCCAACCTCCCAATTATGTGTATAACATCCCCTCACAGTATGTTTAATTTTATTATGTTGAAAACTATACTTTTTATGAGGGTCATATATAACATACGGCGGTTTTGGTGGTTCTATTTTATTAAGAATATAGTAAGACATACGCTCTACATCCTCCTTATACGATTCTCTTAATTTAATATCATTGAGTAAGATTGGAAACTCTGCCAACGTCAAATCATCTTTAGATATATACAACAATCGAGCTTCTTCTACTCCCTCCTTTTCTCTATTCCCCATCAAATATCCATATGCCTGATGTCTATGGTGACTATATGCATCATATAGATATTGCTTCTTTGACCAAAACGCATTTGAATTGATTGACTTGACTTCGTAAAGATATTTTTTTAACCCATCTTTAAATTTCTCTTGTGCTAATCGTGCAATCTTTTCAGCTTTTTCTTTTGCAAAAAAAGATAAATCACTTTCCTCTATCCACCTAAGAGCTTTATCTAAGTCTGGCTTACCACCAACTAAGATGTCATACATCCCGTACTGTTTAAGTGTAGTTTCGGTTGCAGGTATTTCTGTGTATTGAATATTTCCATATCTATCCAACTCATCTTGTGAATTAATAAAGATACCCGCCTTTTTAAAGACGTTCTTCACTAGATTATGAAACTCATTTCCTGCTTGAAAAATACGCATAAGACGAGGGCTTGGTTTATTAGTAGTTTCAACCCCCGTCATTTTCATATATCTCGACCAATAATCCTTCTTACCAATATCACTGAACGAAATATAATCCCTCTCCTTCGGTGCTCTCATTAACTCACTCACCTCCTCATTCCATATAGATTGAATCGACCAACTATCAAGTGATTGCGATTCAAAATCATTAGGTTCATACTCTTCTTCGTAGGCTGGTCTAAAATCTTCTTCTGTATAAATGAAAATTTCTTTCGACTTTTTTGCTTTGTTGTTCTCCATTATGTATTTGTGATTATGACTTTTTATTAGTCGTCAGTGGTGCTTCTTTCATTGGTTTGCTAAACCTCTTGGTCAAAAATTTAATAATTGATTCACGACCAATTCTATATCGTTTGAATTGAGTTGTGCTGATATTTACCCCATCAAGCTCTCCACTCTCAATTAACTTAGTTATTGTGTTGGTAGAGCGAATCGGGAACTCTTCATGTTCAACCAATTCTTGTGTTGAGTAAAATTTCTTCCTAAATTTATTTCTAAATATATTTGCTGATTTTCTCATAGTTATTTCCTGATTTAATGTACCCCATATTTAGTATATATCTTCTCTTAAGTTATGCAAGTTATTTATCCACACTTTCAGTACCATCATTGAATTTATCTTGTATTTCCTTTATTTGTTTATCCAGAAGACCCACCTTCTTTAAAGATTCAGTAAAATCTCTTTTCACTACTTCAAAAAGAATTGAAGTATTTTCATCTACTATATCTCTTATATTTTTCCTTAAACTATGCCTTTTAAAGATTCTCCACAACGATAATGAGTGATACTCATCTATCATTTCTTGAGCAATCTTAATACGATTACGCAATCGTACTTTATCGACAATTTGTTCAAGTTCTGGCTTTGAAAAGAAGGTGGTTTCATCCTTTTTGTTTCGTTTCGATTTTTCAATACTCATCTTAATTCGTATTACAATCCCTACTTTATTCTAGTATTGAATTTCTTCTGGTAAGTATATTTTATCGTTTGAAGCTGATATATCCTCATCAACCCCATCGTAAAAGAACTCCATTCCACTCTCATCAACGTATATATCGTTCTCAGTTAAACCATTCTGTGCAAGAAATTCTTCTCTTTTAGTTTCTTTTGTTTCAAAAATTGAATCATCAAAATCACCATCAAGTTCAAAATCTTCCATAGATTTTATTTTAACTGATAAAAGACTATAAGTTGTTATGAGTCTTTATACTCTTGGCTCACGTAGCTCACGTGGTTCACGGACTTCAATAATTCTTGGCTCTCTAGGTGTCCGTGGTTCACGAATTTCTATCTCCCCTGGTTCTCTTACTTCAACCTCCCTAGCCTCTCGTGGCTCTCGAACATCTCTAGGCTCTCGAACATCTCGTGGCTCTCGAACAATAATCTCTCTCGGCTCACGTGGTTCTCTAGGTTCATATGGTCTAAGCACGTGAAATGCTGATGCTACCGATGGAATGATAAATGATACTGCAACTATTACTACAATTACTTTTTTCATATTTATTTTTGATTAATATTAATAATGCTAATAATCTTATTAAAGTCGCTCCCCTGTTTTTTCTTCTAATAGGAAGAGTAACTTATCAAATAAGTAATTTTGAAACGACCTTGTCTTATCTGCAAATCCTGTCTCTAGATGTCCTAATTCTTCTAATAAGGTCATAACTATCTGCCTTTTTCCCAAAGAAAACACTTCTGGTGAAAGACGAACTTGTCCATTTCGTGCTTCTCCTAATGTTTCCTTTTGATTAAATTTCCACACAACTATTGGATAGTTAACATCTATATCTGCTTTATTTAAGAATGTTTTTGCATCTTCGATATACTGTAATTGTCTCTCTGTTGCTTGTAGCTCAAATCCTGTCTCAAACCTATCTGATGCACCCAGTACACTAACCTTATCACGAAAGAAATCCTTTAAAGCATTAACTAATTTATCTGGTAAAACAAGGGTATCACCCGATGCAATCTCTTCTGCAAAATATCCCGCCGTCTCATACCTCACAAGAGTCCTGCCATTAATAACATCAAGCCAGTTCTTATTGAAGTGATGACACATATCCCACTGTAAACTTCTTTCTTCGAATGTACTGTGATAATTATCAAAAAAGTTCTTAATCATCTGTGTTGTGGCAATCTTTCCCCACATCTTCGAAAGGGCGTATGTGAAATCCCAATGACTCTTCAAGACTCGACTTTCATTTATTTCAACCCATGCTAAATCATAATGATAAAGTGATTTTTGGTTCTCTGTATAACACTGAACCCCTTTTCTGTACACAATAAACTCATCACTACTACCATCTAATACTTTAGTACCATTAATAACATCGTCAAGCACAACGTCTTCACGTTTATTTGAAAAATATCTATTCCAATTTTTAAATAAATCAGTAATTTTTTCATCAAACGATATATAGAATGTTGTTTTACCAGATTCACCAACCACACCTTGAGCGGTACTTATACTTGAAGATTGTTCGTCTAGTGCATTACAATAAATCTCACGAATAGAAAACCATGGTTCCCAATCTGGACCCATATGAGTAGTAAGACTAGTCTTTTTATTATTGATTTTTATAACTTGAAACTCTTGCCCCCTAAATTCTTCTTTTACTGTGGTAATCTTAATCTCCTTTTCACCAGAAAATACATAAAAAGGAATCTGATTTCGTAGTAATACTGAAATAGCATATTTTAATCCTGAACCAAAATAACCAATCTTATCCTCGTCTCCTCTTTTAGTAGATGCACCAAGAAGTAGAAAAGCATTCACATCTATCTCACCATCATTTTGAATTTTAATATATCCTTTCATTACTTTTTCTAATGACTTATAAATTCTTATACTTTTTTTTCTAACAATAATTCTTCATTGTGAATATTACAATATGTCGAGAAATAAAAAGTGATTACTTCACCAGGTTTTACAATATATTTATTCCATTCTGCATCAACAAATTCCTTATTAGATTTTGTAGAATTTTTAATAAATGAGTAATCACTATAGTATGCCTTATCGAGAATTAATCTTATTCGCAAAGCCTTATCATACTCTTCATCAATAAACTGCTCATACTTGTATTCATACATCCTAAAATAATCACTCTCAAACTGATACCCGAAGTTATTTCTGTCAAATTCAGAAATCTCTTCGTAGAAACTCTGTTCTGTATCGACTTTAAGCAATCTATTTACCATTTCTTCATAATACCCACCTGGATACATATCACCATTAAACTCGCAACTACTAACAATCTTCGTTGGAAGTAAAATATATGCAGTTCCCCTAGTCATACTTTCTTTTTAAATTACTTTTTAAGTTAATGATTCTACGGCAACAACATTTGACGCTGAATCACATTTAACATCAACCACTCCTGATAAACGTAAATAATTCATAAAACAATCTGGGCATCGAGATAGTAATTCTTTTTGTGCTGACTCATTATCAATCTTCCACCCATATTGAATTTCTGTAAGTGAATTAAATTGAATATCATCAATTGGCGAAACATGTTTATATCCACGGCGTAACATTTCTTCTGAAAGTTCTTCGTGTCTTGAATGTAACGAATACGGCTGTAAAAGATTATTAGCTAAATATCCATCTATTTTCTTTCCACTATTAATAGTAGATACAAACATATGTATTTCAACGTGTTCGCCTAATAGATGTTTACGGCACATAATTTTAGGTTGCACCATCCACATTCTCATAATTTTATTTAGTTAAGAGTAGAATAATATTCTTATAGTATATATGAATATTAATACTTATGCAAGTTATACTCTACTGAACCAATGAAATGTAGTGGTTAAATACCTTTTCAGCATACGCAAATCCAGTCATACCATTTGCATCCTGCCTATGTCCATTCTGATACAACGTTCCACCAGTAAACCATATTGAAGCGGTATCTTGCGGTGTGTGAGTTGCTAACAATTGCATTAACTTATACTGACAGACTAAATCTTGTGCCACTTGGTCATCCAGAAACTCTTGTGGTGTCATCACTCTCCATAATACTTCCTCTGTCCAATTAGGAATGTTATAATCCATAATCTGACACTTCCCATATGCCCTATTACCACTTCCCGTCTGTACACCAATTGCTCTATACCCCCCTTTACCTTGGCTCTCAACCTTCGCCACTGCTAAATACATTTGTTTAGCTTGAGGGGTAATTATAAAGACACTTCTTCAAGTCTTAATTCCTCCAACCTCTCCTGTTCCTCATCAATAATTCCACGTGAAACCGCCATCTCTGCTTCAAGCCGAAGTCTTTGCTCCATAGCAGGACGCATCTCTTCCATCTTTTCATTAATACGTTTTTCCCGTTCATCATCTGATTTTGTTTTCACAATACGTTCGGTACTCGTTGCTCCATCTAGTTGTTTTTCCACCTGATACGTACTTGAGAATATATCTGGATTTGATTTATAAAGAGCAAGTCCAATTAACCCTAGAACAACTAAAATAATAATTACAATTAAAATACGTTTCATACAATGTGATTAGTGAGTAATCTCTACAAATTATTTTCTATCTCACGACCATAATATGCTTCTTCTTAATTCTACCGCTTTTTGATGTTGTAGAGAATCACCATCATATGGCATACCTCTCTTAATTTTCCTATCAATACGCTTATTAAGTTCATTAATTTCTATATCAAGTTCACGAACAATAAAATCATCAAGTTCACTAAATACCTTTTTAACCTTATTATGCCTTCTAATTACATTTTCCATGTTGTCTTTCTAATAATTAATAATTTATATAAGCTTTTATTTATTGCTCATATATTTATATTATATATTTTCTGTGCGAGTTATGCAAGTTATAAAGTGTGGATAACTCACCTTTCCATAATACTTTGAATAACCCCTTTAACTAATTCATTTTTTCGGATTTCTTTTAAATATTCAGCATATGCAGTTCGAGTAAGTTTATCCGCCCTTCTATTTTGCTCTCGTGGAATCCATTGGAAAACAGCATAGCGATTACCTAATACTTCAAAAACCATATCAAGTAATTCCTTTAAATGAGGATACTCTGGATGTGGATTATATACCCCTTTCTTCCACCCCCACACCTTACTTGCCATATTAATCACCATTTTACTATCACCATATATTTCAACTGGGGCTGATGAATCTATAGTATTTAAAGTTCTTATAGCCTCAATCAATCCTGTATATTCGGCAACATTACTTGTCATTCCTTTTCCTTTTCCCACAATACCGCATCCTTTTACCTCATCAGTTGTGTAGTTTTTTACCCCATCGTTCCCTTCAAGTTTTACGATATATCCATATGTTGCTACTCCACCTGGATTTGTTGGAATACAACCACCATCAAAATATATTTTATACATATTACTTATTCATTTTCTCTAATACAGCTTTACCAATTTTGATT